GAAAATGAATTTATAGTTTGATTGAACCTACCCACTAGTGCCTCGCGTTTGTCCACTCATTAGCGGTCATAGGGTAAGGCGTACCCTCAGTGGAATCTCTGTTGCGTGCTAGAGATGATGTGTCTTTTAGTTCTTTCTTAAGCTCTGCTTTTAGTTCATTACTCTGAACCATTGTATAGGAAAATTCCATCGCCAGTTTTGCAATGAGAGCTTGCTGAAAATATGAACTGAATAAACTCTCGTCTACGTCTGCTTGGTATATCATCCTAAACTCTTCCTCGTCAGCATAGAGCTTACTCCCTTCCACTTGATAGCCATGGAGAGTGTCCCCATCAAAGCCATGAGAAAGTAAAGAGTGAGAGTGAGTTACAGACGCCGACTCTATAGAGTCAAACGCTGATCGGAATATAATTAAGTAGTCTGAAGGAAGGGGAAACTGTCCGAAGAACCCAAACTCAGGTCCGAACAGAAGTTTCGATGTCCCCACACCAATACTTGTAAGATCGATCGCTGTACCCGCGTTCGCTAAGGCTAACGTATCGGCAAACTTTACAGTGTTGGCATCCACTACGATAAGCCAGTAAGACCTACCAGTGAATAATCCTTCAGGGAGAGAGTTTCCTGTAGTAACAGAAGGAGTAACTCTTTGTCCTGTTACTTTACCATGTGCCGTTAGGGTTACTTGCTCAGTGGCAATCGCTACGTCAGTCGTGGTAAAGGTTTGGTTTTCTGCAAATAGAGTTGTTCTTTTGAGACAGAAGTTCCAAGGTGATGATACAATCATCTCCTTCTTAATTCTATCATAGTGGTTTTTACACAGCTTAGCTCTTTTAGTATTATCACTAAAACCATTAATAGCTTCAGCGCCTACTCTCATTAAAGCTGCATTACAAATTTCAACGGACGTTGCCATCATGTCTCCTAATAAAAAGAAGCCCCTCCGAAGAGAGGCTCCTCTAACTTAAAACCGTAGGAGTTCACTGAAATTAATCAATGATATACTCTAATTCTAATTGTACTAAGTCACCTGACCAACCCGCTGAAAGAACTGAAGTCGATAGAATGATATCTACTGGCTCAGAAAATTTCTTACGGTAGCCCGCTTGCTGATTTGAAAGGTCCATTGTCAAGTCTACCGCAGCGTTTCCTGCGATGCCTGGTAATAGTCCGTTCGGATCAGCGGCTTCTCCGCCGTCTGCACTTGCGTTCCAACCTAGATCAAGCGTACCTGCTGTTCCGCCTGGGGCGAATAAGCGACACGATTTAATCGTTGAGTTAGCTGGGAGTCGGTGCAAGAAAACGGTATCAGTTGTAGCGATTTCCGCTGAAAGAGTAATGTCTGCAAAAATATTGCGAACACGACCGTTCAGTTCGTTTGGATCAAGTTTACCGCGAGGCTCAGTAACATAAGCACTTGCATATTGGTTTGAGTTTTGATCTGCCATTTCTTTCTCCTAAATAAGAGAGGCTTCCGCCCCTCACTTATTATTCTTTAGTAATTACTTCGACTACTTTCACTTCTTCCATACGTGTCGCGCCGATTCCCATCTTCGCATATACTTGGTGAGCATAGTGCTTAGTTGGTAACTGGTCAATACGTCCTTGGACATCTTTAGCGATTGAAAGAAGAATACCCTCTTTCCGCCAAGCGAAACATCTACGTGAACCAATAGGTGCTGTTCCTGAAGCGTCTCCAGGTACCTCACCAGTAACTACGTTGTAGTCTTGGGTAGCAGCGATTGCAGGTAAGCGTTCAATACGAAGAAACTTGAATCCCATAAAGGTATCAACATCACCTTGAACAAGAGCCTTAACACTATTGAAATCGGAACTTGTAACTTCTGTCTCACCTAAAAGGTTATCCAGTTGCTCAGCCGTAACAGCCATAAAAAGTTCACCTTCTTCAACTTCATTAGCATTAAATTTCTTTTTAACTGCACGAAGAGTTTTAACATTAAGTCCCACACCTGTAGCTGTAGCCCCATCAAATCCTGCGATTTTTTGAGTGTCAGGTAGAGGAACTGGTGTAGCACCTTCTTTACCTGCGGAAGCTGAGCCTAAAGCAGCAGTGATGATAACATCATCCATTGCACGACCTAGCGCCCATTTACCTGCTTGAGCGTATTCCGACTCAGGGTTCATGATAATACGAAGTTTATCTTCCTCGTCTACCATATCAGCATAGAAGTAATCTTCTAATGTTACCCTACGTCTTGAGTGTGGAGTATCTTGGTAAGTTGTATCTGAATGTCGTCCTACTTTTAACTGAGCAGTAACTTGACCGATACGATCATAAAACGCGGCTTCTGATTTCTGGCTTTCTTTACGAACCATACCACTTAGCCGTGAACCTTGTTGTTGAGAGAGATGGAAAACATTACTTGAGTACTGTTTGACCATCGCATCTGTAATTTGAAAAGACATTTTTATCTCCTAATTTAATTCAAATTGATAACTGTTTAACGACTAGATTATCCGCGATTACGGGTCTGTTCTGATAGCTATACGAAAAGGACCCAAAGGCTACCCTAATAACTATGTGTTACTAGAGTACCTTATTTTGGGTGCGTGTCAAGCGAGATATTCAAATAGTTTCTGCATATCTTTAGTAGCTTGGTCATGATTAGCGTGGTTTGTTTGGTGATAAGGGTGATCAAGGTTTGATTGGATATCATTAATCTGCCGCTGAGCTTCTTCAGGAGTCAAAGCTCCTGCGTGAGTTACAGTATCTTCAGCAAATGATCCTTCTTTAGTGAACAATTCCCCAACCTTAACCATGGTTTGAATAAAGGCTTTATCGTTAACGATACCTGATTCCGCCATGTTAGTTAGCATATCTTCAGACACGATATCTTTAAGGACCTTGTTCGCCAGGTTAATCTTCACATCATAGGCTTGTCCGTACTCTTGACGTAGCTCGTCACGGGTAGAATTGACATCATCCTCGTATTGAGCAGCATCAGAAACTTGTGTGTCCCCAAGGGTCTTGTCGTACCAGTTCAAAAGTTCTTGAGCATTAGCTGGCATGATTCCTAGTTCATAAGCTTTGTTAGAGAAGTTATCTACGAACTCCTTAGTAACCCTAGCTTCGTCTTCGTTAAGTCCAACCTTATACTCACCCTGCTCATGAGGTAGTCCAAGCTTATGTAAAAAGGCTCTACGGTCATCGTCTGACGCATACTGGTCAGGGATAACAACTTTGTCCTTACCAATTAACTTTTGAGCATTAACATAGCTCTTAACTAAGTTAGGCAGGTCACCAATAGCTTGTAGTGATGAATCACTAGCTAGAGATGAATCAATTCCTTTTAGCCAACCTTCCTCTACTAAGGTAGGGGCTGATGGAGCGGGGGGAGTCGCCTCGGGAACTACCCCATCCAAAATTGAGCCACTGGGTTCTGCTGGTGGGGCGGCTGGTTCTGGGGCAGGTGGGGCTGCTCCGTCTACTGCTTCTTCAAATAGAAATCTTTCTTGTCCTTGTCTAATTCTCATTCTTCCTCCTGATTGTCCGTCACAAGTTTCATAAGTTGTTCAGGATCAGCGTTGATGGTTTTTAATATTCTAAGGAGAACGGACCGTTCCCCCTCTCTATAAGCTGTTTCATAGGGGTCACTTGACATCGTAGGTACATCTAGATGACAAGCTCTACTTAAATCCTTAAGGACAATCTTCCCATCCTCGGACGCAAATAGGCGTTGGTAAGCGTAAATTGTTACGTTCTTTTTCTTCTGTCTGTTAAATAGGTCCATTAGACGTTCTCCACTCCTTGGGTTTTGTTAGCTATATCAGCCTCAGCTTGTGCTTGCTGAAGCTCTGCCTCTTGCGCTTGAGCCTGTGCTCTCTGTTCTCGCAAGGATTTAACGTCTTTTTTGTCGCGAAGTATTTCATGTGGTAATCCGAAAATCTTCGCTGAGAATCTAACTATAGCATCACCGTCTAGATTGTCCACCGATTCGGGGATTACGTCGATGAAAGGAGCAATCAGTTGCATTGCTTTAACTACTTGGTCTCCTTCTGCGGATAGCTGTGCTTTCGCTATTTGTGATGTGTATCGTACTTTAAGTGGTTTGTCTTTTAGTTGCGTTGGAGGCTCAGGCATCTTTCCCCTTCTCTCCAGAATATTAAACACACGTTCGATTAGTGGTCTAAGGAACTCATTGTTCTGCTTACTAAGGATAGGTCCTAGTACCCTAAGTTGTTCATCGCGCCTCTGTATAATCTCAGTAGCGGTCATACGATCAGACTCTCTAATCGACAATTGATCTAGAAAGAAATGCTCGTTGATAAGATCGTGCTGTTGTTGAATCAGTTGTTCGCCAAGTCTAACGTCCCCACCTACATTTAGTGGTTCGATTCTATCTTTAGTACCTGCTCTGAAGAAGTTCACGCTTCGCGGAGCTGTTCTAATTGGAAGAAGTACCCCGTCATCAGGCGCTTGCATCGGGGGAGCTACTGTTAATTGAGCCATCTCAATAGTAGCTTTCTTCATTTTATTGGTCATCTTTATATCAGCTAAGGCTTTCATACCTGCTGATCGACCATATATCTCTCCAGATATCTTCGTCCAACGTGCTACAATGTAGGGGTTCTCGAAGAATCCTTCAGTCTTTAATACTTGTTTTGTTCTACGTAGAACCTTATGAGACACGAACTTCCTACCCCCAACTGAATTAAGGAATACAACGTGCTCGCTTGCTGGTTGAACAGCATGAAGTACTTTCTCTTTCCTCATAGGGTTAAGTTCTAAATCTTTCTTAAGGTCTTCGTCTAGTGCATCGATACCAAACTCTTCTACAAGCTGGCGGATAGACATTTCAAACTCGTAGTAAGTTGTGTCTACGATACCTTTATTATTTTCATCAATAGTAAATTCGTTAATAGGTCGTGACTGAAAACGTACATCGTCCTCGTCATCTTCTTCTACCCTAAACACTGAAGTACCAAAACTCCCTTGGTCTAGATAGTACTCATGAATTTCAGAGTTGAAGTTAGAATCATTTAAGACTCCTATCATTATACGTGTCGACTCTTGTAAGTACTTTTGGACATCGTCTTGCTCGTCTAGCTTGTCGTCACCAGTTGAAAGACCAAACCACACAGTGCTAGGATTAGTAAGCGTACCGTGTAGTGCTGATGCCATACGTTCGTTCGCGAGGATCGCTTTGGTGTCGAACAGTTTGTTCCCTTTCTTCTCGCCACGAATGTCCTCACTTCTATAAATGTTATCTTTGTTTGGTATCATGAAGTCGGTGACTTCTTGCCAGTGAGACCGCCAGTTGCCTGTGTCTCCTATCATCTTATCGTATCTACGATATAGCGCCGTTCCGATTGGATCAATCATTTGTTATCCTAAGATATTAGTCTTCGTTCTATTCTTAGAAAGAAGGATGCTATTGTTGAAAGCTCCACCTGTAGCTTTAGGTGCGCCCCCCGCTCCTGGGGCTGCTTGCTGTCCTCTTATAAAAGAGTTCACACCCTTTCTGCTTTCGTTTCTTATCTTCTGGACTGTACTAAAGAACTCACTTCTCCTATTACCTTCTTCTGTATCTGAAGCAATCCTAAGATCAGGGTGCGGGGCAGGTCCGATTCGTCCTGCTTCTCTCCATGCTCTGTTCTCTTGTATTTTTCTTTGAACTGTAGGATCATTAGCAGGTTCACCAGACACAAAAGGCGTCTGCGACCCGAGGACTCCTAGTTCATCTTGAGTGAATTGAAACGCCATATCTACTCCAAAGGATCATAGTTACTAACCGCTTGGCGGTAGTGCGCTATCTGATGTCTAGTTTTAACGCGATCTGGATTAAACATCAAGCCAAACATTCTAAACGCATCCGCACCGTGGGACGACCAATCGTGGAGAGGCTTATCAATGAACATCTTGTTCTTACCATCCCACTTACGTTGGTAGTTTTTCAGACAAGATATACCTTTAGCACAGTTTGTTTCGTCAAACCAGCAATGTGATAAAGCCAATCGTACCGCGTTAATTCCGTCGGCGACCCCTTGTCTGGGTACTATTGTAGTCCTAATACCAAATTCCTGCAAGGTTTCTTGTCGGGTTCGCCCCGTACCGAGTTCCCGCGCTGCGCCATCATGGGGTATGTAATGCTCATCATATACGTATGGTTTCTCTTTTAGTTTCTTAGCCCACCATTCAAGACCCACGCCCGCATGTTCCATGAAGTCAATAACATGAACCTCTTTACCAACCTTCTGAATAAACCAGATGGCAGTCGTATCCCCGATCCCAAGGTCCCAGAATGTCTCCACCCCGACACTCGCATCGTGGGGCACGTTCGTGATTCGCCCCTTCTCTTTAACATCATTCATGTACTTGCCGTAGTATGCTCCGATCAAAGCAGCGGTGAACGAGCACTCATACTCCTGCTCATACTCTTCGTCGCTCATCGTCTGCTTGGCTTCTTCTAGTTCTTCCTGATCCACGACCCCCGTATCAGAGGCTTTATAGATCGCGGTAAACCAGTTCTTCAGAGGCATCGCTGCCATAAAGATATCGTGAAAGTGGTTCTGACCCCTGGGTGTACCGATAAATATAGCCCAGCCCTTTCGATCCGACAGTGCGGGTCTTAGGAGCGTGGACCATACGACGGGGTTCATTAGTGAATATTCATCCAACACTGATCCGTCTAGGTAGATTCCGGCTAGTGAATCGGGGTTCTCCGCACCGAGTAGCATGAAGCGTACCTTATCGCCACGGTCAGGACGGGGTATATCAATACGTAATTCCTGTTCGTGTGGCTTAGCCCCTGGTAAATGCTTCGTGAAATCTTTTAAGTATTCCCACGCTACCCGTTTCGCTTGTCCGTAAGTAGGACCGATGTACGCGTACTGGGGGTTCTTCAGTTCACAACGGAGACCTTGATCTATCATCTCCATAATCGCGAACACAGTCTTACCAAAACGTCGGTGACAAACGAGTACGTTAAACCTTTTCAGGTTGTTATGTAAATATGCTTGTATGGGACGGGGGGTGTATCCAAGATTTACTTGCTCTACATTATCCCCGTACTGCTGTACCTCGTCCTGCATAGGATCGTGGGTAAAGTCTTCTTGCCCTGAGTAGTGTTGCCTGAGTACGGACACTAGGTAAGTCCAGAGATCGTTTCGCCTGGTCCAAACTTTACCTCGTCTTCACTAATATATTTCCCTGTAGCGGGGTCAATAGGTCGAAGAGACATATTCAGTTTTGTAGTTTTAGTATTAAGATCAGCATCAGTGAACACATGATTAACATGGTACCTTTTTTGATTATCATCAGTTAATACTGTGTAGTATAAGTTAACGTAACTTCCCATTATATTCTCCTTGTTACTTCTTTTTTCGTTTACCGAATTTCTTTTTGAACTCTTTTAAATGTTTTTTACTTCTTGTAACGTCCGACTGTTTATTATCTAAACTTCTTTTCTTTTCAATCTTTGCGTTTATCTGTTCCGTGTGCTGTTCTCTAGGGGTTAGGGTCTTCTTTGATTCCCCAGTAAATATAGCTCTTAATGCGTCAGGAGCTTCAAAGACTGTGAACTTAGTAACAGCATCCATCTTCTTAGGGATGTTCTTCCCGCCTATAAAGTCTGTCTTCTTAACTCTACCAAATTTCTTCTTAGCTTTTTTCTTTGGCATCGCTGGCTCCCTTCTTAGAGGATGACTTCTTCTTCGTCTTCTTCTTTATTGGGTTCGATTCCCTTGCTGCTTTTTTCTGCTTCAATTCCTTCTCGGACTTCTCTTTCGCTTTCTGGTTCGCTTCCTTCACCAGGGATGCTCGTTTCTGCTCCGATTGGAGATGTTTCTCCAGGTCCACATAACTTCCGTTCGCTAGTAGTACTCGTTTTGACATGAGCTTCTCCTTCAAATGTGACTGGGTCCTCTCGGTTTATCCCAGTATTAATTACTATCATAGTAGGTGCGTTGGAGCCTAGAGCCAACTGGGTCTGTTGCCCATACTCTGTAGGTGCTCCCCGTTCCGCCAACTTAAGAAAAGAGTCAAAGCGGAACTTGTCGCGGGACACTTCGTCCTTGTCTATCTTATCAGACTCTTCGAGAATATCAACCGCCTTATCGTGGAAGTACGTAGCGCGGTCTTTGCGAGCGGCTTTCAGTTTCTTCGCGAAGTCGGGGTGAACTTCCTTCCACCTATAAATCGCGTGAAGCGCGGGCATAGCCTCCATCGCGGCAATCATGGTGTAGGTCTTACCTTCACGAATCAGGTTACATATTGCATCAGCAATTTCAATCGAGTATAGATGCGTCGGAAGGTTTTCGCCCTCTCTTGCTACTATCTCCCCTGTGTGAATGTTGAAGGTTTCGAGCTGCTTGGTCTTTGGGTTTAGCAGCGTCATCGTTTCTTTTTCTTCCAACAGAAGTCTCCTTCTTTAACTTGCGTAATTTACGGACTAGATAGTTCGACCTCTTCCGTTCCTTGGCTAAGTCTGCGTGCAGCTTCTTATTCTGTTTATATAGTTGTTCAACTAAAGTCTGCTCGCGCATCTTCATAGCATACCCGATTACTAGGCATTAGCAAGGGGATTAAATGATTCAGTGCAGCATCTATATTTCTGAAATTTGATTTCTAACCAGAGGCGACGGGAGACTCGAACCGCGTAAAAACGTGTGGGGTGGTACCCCCGTCTCAATGATACGTATCTATACTATGCTAGTAACTATAGATACTTGACACGAACGATGCGTTAAACGGGGTGCGTTAATTCTAGCTAGGGTTTAAATGTAGTCAATACCATTACCCCGAGTCTATTGATTGTGTCAGTCTTTTGACATGATGTCAGTTACTTGACAAGTCAATCATATCAGCGGGTTACTGCTTACGGTCATCGTGATTCCGGGTACTTACGGTGTCAACAATTTGACCTATAAAGGAAGCGTAAGTGCTTGTAATCATTGGCCGAGAAACTTGGCACCGATCATGCATCAGTTTCCGGCATCCGGCAATTTTGCCAAATAACCTTACCAGGAGTCATAGACATGACAGCACAAGAACAGATTAACAGTAACAATACCCGTATCCTAGAACTAGAACTACAACTAGCCAAGGCAGAAAATGCTAAGCTAACAGGTACGGCAATGCCAGTGGTAGTAGCAGCACCACCTAAGAAGAGAGCGACTAGGGTTAAGAAGATACCCCTAGTAGTACCAACTGCCAAGCCTAAGCTAGTAGGGAAGCATGTCACTAGCCAAGTCTATACCGATACCAAAGGGAGAATGAGAGTAGTAATTAGTGATGATAGGGTAAGAGAAGTCAGTAGCAAGGGTAAAGACTATTCAGCTATGTTAGACCTATACCCGCATCAATTTGCTTTACTCCTACAACTTGCTACCGACCCCCAATTACAAATGGTCGTCAAGAATACCCTTACCAATTTTGAATCAGTAACACTGCCAGTATGAGACGGTGCATAGGTTTACTAGTATTGAGAGTATTAGAATGGGCTTCCTATAAATTTAATATCCCTTGCTATCATGGCAAGGGTATTATTGATGCCTTATGTAATACCAATAGAAAACTATTTTTGTAAGTATCTAGCCTCGGCGTCATTGTCGAGGCTTTTTATGGCTTTGACTCAAAGCTATATCCAGTAAAACAGTAAAATGCAAAGACCTCTAGGATTTAACGTATGTTGTATATTTATACTATGCGTTATATAGGCTCTTTTTATATCTACCAATTTAATAAGATTTAAAAGAATACACGATATAGCCCCGTTCCAAGCTTAATGATATCAGTCACTTAAATGTGTGACAATAAACTTTAAAATACCCGATATTTACCGGAACTTTACCCCGCACCACGCACCATGTTTAACGCTACCTATTAATTAGTCTCAACACGGTACATTATAACACGCTGTCAATACAACTACTTAACGCAGCGGGTGTGTTAGTATTATCTTCGTACCATTTTTTACTGTCACACTTTCACGACAGTTAAATCAATCACTTAACGCACCGGGTGTGTTAGTATTATCTTAGTACTATCAGACACAGTGCGTATCAATAACCAGGAGTAAATGATGTCAAAACCATCGAGCGTTACCGTTCAATTGGAGTTAACCAAGATGATCACCGTCACTGAGAAAGTGGAGAAAGCAGAGATGCTATTTAAGCATTTCCCCACCGCCGCTCAAACAGATGGGCAGTTTAAACTTATCAACCGCAAAAAAGGACGTAAGTATCAATACACCATTGACTTACTGGCGTCATGAATTACTGGGAGCACCCCGCTGCGAGATTACCTGTATTCTGGACTCGTAGTGACCTTACCTTACTCAAAGAACTTAAATTATCGCCGTATCTCACGGCATACGCCCTTAAACAACCGTAGGAGGTTACAATGGCAAAAATACTAACCGTAGCAAGGTTACAGAAACTCACAGGCTTAAAAGGCATTGAAATGGCTGCAAAACTAGGTGTTACACCAACAGTTATTTCATCGTGGAAACGCAACGGCATCCCCGCTAAGCGTCAAGCGATTGTCCGTACCCTGCTCCCCGTCACCGCTACTCGTAAACCGGCTGGAAAGAAGCTTTATGATAAGAGGCGTTATGAAGGGCACGACCATCAAAAAGCAGTAGGAACAGAGCATTTTAACGCAGAATTGAATCCCCTGGATACCTTTACCGTAATCCTGGGCGATAATGGTATCCCTAATGACCGTAAAATGGGCATGTTGAAAGGGTATTTTGTAGCGTCTTAACTTCCTACGGAAGATCGTTAAAATCGTATTGATCGATTAGACGCTTACAGGCATCGTCGCTTTCCTTGATTGGCGAGCGGCGATGCTCAATAACCGTTTAATTATTAATGTCAGGCAGTTTTTGTTTGACTTTTACCAGGAGGAAACATTGGATTTTATACCGCATGAGTGGGGGTATCTCTGGATGAAAGATCGTAAATTAAGACTACGACTCCAGTATAGCTCTTATGTTAATTACCATACCAGGAGAACATCATGACAGTAAGACTACGAGACCCAGGGGAGGTTTTAATACCCCGCACCGACTTCGCTAAGTGGCTTGAAGCTTTAAGAAGTGGAAAATATAAACAGACTACAGGTAGGCTTCAAGACTCTAAAGGCTTTTGTTGTTTAGGAGTGGCATGTGACGTTTTGATCCCTCAAGACAAAAAGAAAATGTCAACTGCACAGCCTGGTATGCTTAGAGGCGGGATGCCTACTGTTCACGATCAGCCTAATGCACCCCAGTGGTTGAGAGAACTTTCTTTGGACTTTGCCAATAAGACAGGGGTAACCCTCCCAGCTCTGAATGATGGGACAAGAATCGAGGCAGACCTATCAACGATCTTCCCACATAGTAAATACAACACTTATCTTACAGGCAGTAAACAGCGTTTCTCGTTCCTTGAACTCGCTGACCTTTTAGAGCTTGTCTACGTTGATAAAGTACTGGAGGTATCGTGAAAGACTGGTTCAACGCCTTTTTATCCGCAGTATTTATTTTAATTATATTCTTAGCAGGATGCTTTTTAGGAGGCAACGCCGCTTATAAGAAAGCCTTAACAGGTAAAACATTTAACCATGGCGAGTACCGATGGGCTTGCTACAAAATACCTTAACCGTTTATCGGCTCCCGTACCACGGTACAGGGGCTTATTAAACGATTAACCAGGAGAATACAGTGAATAAGAAAGACTTTGAACAAGCTATTGAGATTGATAAGAGAATTACAAAACTTAAGGACTTTGAAAACCTTTTACTTAAAAAAGAACATGATCTTCCTTTCCTGGTGGGAGCAGGAGAAGTTATATATACGGTTAGAAAAGAAATTAATACCGAGGTTATCCTAGCTATTGATAAAAGAATTAAGAAGCTTGAATCCGAGATGGAGGAACTGTGAACGAAGGTAGAATAGACTCTAAGAGAGTTAAGACCCGCACCGAGCATATCTGCTACAAGTGTAAAGAATTTATTCAAAAGAATAGTCCAGATATTTATTATGAGAATATTCATCCTAGACCAGGGAACACTTATATAACGTACCCTTTAAGCAGGTGGACTTGTAAACAATGTGAGCTTAAATCCGAAGGAGGCAGTGATGAAGTGTAGCATTTGTAAAAAACCAATGAAGCCAGAAGATGACTGCGGCGGTGATTGTACCGACTGCATGATTGAATCTGGTGACATAGATTGCGCTAAATCGCTTATTAACAGACTGAGAGAAGAAGTTAAAGAGCTTAAGAAAACTAGCAAGATACCGCATTTAAAGAACTCAATTTATAAAAGAGATCAAATGATCTTGAACCTTAAGAAACAATTAGAAAACCAATAAACCCAGGGGCACCAATGCCCTATAACTTACCGTAGGAGGTAAATCATGGCTAAGAATGTAACTGCACAAGTAACTGGTGGACAACCTAAAGTTTTAGACGGAGTAAAAAACGTCGAAGAAGCTAAGGCTAAACTAGGTTTGAGTGGTAATTACACAGCGACCATTAACGGTCAACCTGCTGAGATGAAACGTAGTCTTCGTGACTTTGACTTCATCTCATTTGCTGAAGCTGTTAAAGGCGGAATGAAGAAAGTTAAGAGGACTTTTCTTAAACGTCGGTAACATCTTTTAAAGAATCGCTTCCCTCGGAATCGGGGGAGGCTATTTTGCTCCAATAGCTTAACTGGTAAAGCCCCCAAAGGCCCAGGGTTCAATAACTTGATTAGTGGTCTAGGTAGGGAAGATGCGGGTTCAAGTCCTGTGAGGAGCACCATTTTTATTAACCAAGGAGAATTTATGCTTAAATACAACTTAGGGGACCTAGTAAAATTTAAACCTGGGGGTATCTTTACACCTAAAACAGGCGTTATCATTAAAACCCAATTAACTGAGTACAATGGAGCTAAGACAGGGACTTCCTACCCATACTACGTTAAAACAGTGAATCAAAATGGTAACACCGCCGGAGCTGCTGCGTATAACGTCTACGAGAAAGAGATTATTGAAGTAGTTGAGACTATTAAAGCTTTCGCTTACCGCAACAAGAAAAGTACAGAACTTTGCTGGCTAGGATATGACAATTCAACGGACTCAAGTTTAGTAAGAGCACCTGAATTTGATATGGAAAAACTAGGAAGCCATTAACCAAGGAGAATTTATGGGAATATTTCAAAGTCACTGGAGCAGGGAAAGTGTAATAGATGAATATCTAGAAGATCGCCCTATATTTGCTCCAGGCAACTCAGATGATTTTATTTCTACTCTAGATCAGATGGTTGAAGAACACTCTGAGTCTGGTTCCGACTTAAAAGAGATTACTGTTGAAAAAGTAAAAGAGAGGTTATCGGAAGATAGCTAGTACCAACCAAGGAGAATTTATGTCACTTGCGACACAAACAATTGGAGACTTGAAGAAAGATTCAAGTACCCTTGCTCCCCCGCTCCAAGATGCTTTTGCACACTTGGCACGATTAACTAATTCGATCGATCCACGATACGATGAAGTTAAGATGGAGAGTTTTATTACTGATGGGACAATGATTACTGACCTATCAGAGTTGAATAGAATAGTCTTTGGACTGCGAGACTCGCTGCCCGAAGCGGATTACGTTAAGCTTAGTTTACAGAAAATCGAGCCTAATAAAGCTAAGATTTGTTCCTTCACAGGAGGAAACTTAGAGGGGCAGATTGTAACCGAAACACAAAATGCTAAAGCTCTTACTGATCGAATTGCCAGTCATGATCGAGATGCTGAAAATTACCGTACGCAATTAGTAAAGCATACTGATTTATTAGCTGCTCTTAAGCTGTCATTAGCTAACGGTGAGTCTGATGAATCGCTTTACAAAGAGATTGTATCAATCATTAACTCAGGTCACTGGCAGATTGTTCACATTAGTTCCGATGGTTCTGATATTTACTTTGCTACCACCCGTAACGTAATTCAAACTCAGAAGAATGAGGCTGCCGGTCTAGATTTGAGTGTGAACTTTGGTATCTTGATTGCTAGGTTAGGATTAGCTTCTAACAGTCTCAGAGTGTTTAAGGGGCTTAACTGTTTACAGTGTAACGCCTTTTACCATACACACATTGGTACTGAAGGTAAAATTTGCTGGGGGTCAGCTAAGAGGAGGGCGCAACAAGGTCTATATGACAGGAAGTATTCTGAAACATTTAGTTTACTCCACTCGCTGCTGCATACTTACTGCCCTGAAAATCCATACATCAGATTAAGTACCTTTGATACACTTGTTCGTAATACCTTTAAGTCAGGGATACGTCGCCAGGGGGACTTTACGCCAAATGATTACCCATTTATCCCAGGTGATTTGCCTGTGGACGTTGAGAGAAAGCCTGAATGGGACACTGAATCTCCATTAGCAGTGGGGCAGTTGGTGTTGATTAGAGGGAACTTTGATATGGGTAACGGGGCTGAGTTTAATGACTACGTAGCGTTAGTTTACCGCTTAAAAAGGAAAGGGCACTCTGTTTCTCAAATCAGTGATAAAGAGAACATCTGTCACTCCACTGTCTTAATTGGCAAGAAAGCTGGAGTAGATAAGTTTGGCGTAGGGGACTACAGAGAGAACAGTACAGGTAGGACGAGAGATGAACTTGAACCTATATCAGGTCCAATTTTAGCTCAGTTTGAGGCAGCCCGTACCATATTCCATAAACACAAGTCTCTATTCATTGGGGATGAAGTTATTGTTGTAGATGGGAGCCATTCAGGAAATTCCAGTAGGCTAGGTAAGAAAGGTATCGTTGTGAGGATTCAAGGGTTATTTAGCTACTACAGTGTTAGTTCGGGGAAGTGGACAAATAGTACTACTAGAGGGAGCCAAGATTGGCACTACAAAGTAGCACTTGAAGGTGAGACCTCTCTTAGGACTTTTTGTATTAGAGACCTACAACCTACTAATCCTAAGATTAAGGATGTTTTCACTAAGCGATATAAGATTAAAGATCGGAGGTCACTTAGCGAAAGCTCTGACGGTCAGCCCGCTGTACAATGTGATCAATGTGATTCAACAAACATTGAACCCTCTAATAGAAATGGTACCGAAATGCCGGCTAACGAGAGGTATTGTAGAGATTGTTCACACTATATCTCCCCAGTGGCACCCCCCGTCCCTAATTACCCTTTTTAGCCTCAGTCTTTTCGCAGTAATATTAACATCTCACCAAAAGGTAAATAATGACGACATACTATTCACAAAATTTAAACAAGCCGAAGCTTCAAGAAGGGAAGCCGAAGGTGATTTTCGCGAGGGACGCTTACGAAAAGATCATGTATTGGGTAAGAAAGTGCCCTCTAGAAATTTCAGGATTAGGTAAGTGTATCTACAAAGACGGAGCATTTCATGTGACGGAAGCTTATCTTCTAGAACAAGTAAATACAGCAGCCACTACGGACTTAGACGCTACGGCAGTTTCAAAGCTACAGTTTGAATCTAGGGACGAGCCAGGGCACTTAAACTTTTGGTGGCACTCACATGTTAACATGAATGTCTTCTGGAGTGGGACTGATACCGATACTATTAAACAGTACGGTGACCAGGGCTTCTGTTTGGCTACAGTGTTTAACAAGAAGAACGAGACTAAGTCTGCCTTTTATCAAGGTGATAATGGTTTTCTTCCTCCTGTGTTTTTGAATGATCTAGAGATGGAGATTGATCAGCCTGTACTAGATGAAGCTAAGGTTAAGATTTGGGACTCTGAGTATGAGTTGAAAGCCAAGACACGGAGGTCACTTAGTAAAGTCCATAAAGGAAATAATACAAGAGAGTGGACTGCGTTCGAGAAAAACCAATACTACCCTAAATACGACCAACTCCTCCAAGCAACAACCTACTGGGACGCAACTCCTATTATTGGAGTACCCAGGTATGTCCTTGAAGGAACCCACTCAATCTTGGGAAAGCCCCGACCCTCTTCAAAGAGGGGGAGACGGAAAGCAAAGAAAGCTCTGGAGCAGGATACGATCCCCACTGGGACTGCAACAACGAAAGTTGGGAAGGGTACCTCAACCGACTCGAAGACCAATGGGACGAAAGGTACGGCTGTGGTACAGTCTAAGAAGGCTGCCCCAGTCAGTATTGGACTTAGCGTTTGTACTAATCTTGATTACAATGTTTTCTATGACGTTTTAGCCGTATCTTCCGCCACTAGAGCTACAGGAGTCATCCACCCTACTATAGGGATGCTTCGTTGGGATAGAAGCTTTGGTAAAAATGGCAACTGGATTAACTACAGGCAGTTTATGGCTAAGTATCCTCAGTATACTGAAGATAACATGCTCGACTACTTAGGGGCTAGAGAGGAAGAGTTTGACACTTATCTAAAAGTTAAGGGAAGACCTCCAGTTGACGATTGGGACTTAGATAAATCCTTTATGGACAGGCAGACGATGACTGAAGCTTTGTTCTACAACCCTAGTAAGTACATGAAAAACAAATACCAAGTTACGGTATAGGAGGAACTATGACTATTAAACTAGAAGACACGCTTATCCGGCAGATGGATTTAATCCCAATGGAAGCATTAGGTAAGCGTATTACTATTGTAGGAGCAGGGGCGGTCGGATCATGGGTCGCTCTCTCCCTTGTTAAGATGGGTTTCAGTAATGTCACTGTCTGGGATCACGATAAGATTGACGTTGAGAATATGAACTGTCAATTCTATCCAGTCGCAGAGATAGGACAACCAAAAGTAATGGCTCTACACCGTATGATTAAGATGTTTACGAACATCGACATCACTCCGATGGAGATGAAGTGGGACAAAAGCTTCGAGCTTAAGGATGAAATAATCATCGCCGCCGTTGATTCAATGGCAGTGAGGAAAGAAATCTTTGAAAGCTGTAAGCATCCAGAAATCTTCATTGACCCTAGGATGGGTGCAGAGACAATGCTTCTTTACACTTTTAATCCGAACGAACCAAAGGACGTTGAAGGTTACAACGCCTCTTGGTACTCAGATGACGATGCAAAGTTTGAGAAGTGTACTGCCAAGTCAACGATTTACTGCGCTAATATTTTAGCGGGTATCGTCTGCAAGACAGTAAAGAATATCGCGGTAGGGCAGACGTACTCTAGAGTTCTTCAATGGAACTTGAACGGTGCTGTGTCCCCCGCTGCGGGGTTTGAGTGTTGGTTAAGCAAGTGACTTAAGACTCAGAAAAAGAGGGGTCGGTTACTGTGAAGCGACCAACCCCTCTTCCCGTATGGTATTGAGAGTGAGCCGTAGACTAATCATACATGGCGTTTGACAGGTAGACAAGGATTGATTACCCTAAAGATTCCCGAGGAGGTGTGAGTGAGTGTTCAAATCCTAGGACTCCGTGAATATTTTGACAAAAAAGAGAATAAAATCAAGAAGAAAGAAGCTTTCTTCGAGAATAACTGGAGAGCCGAGTCCGTTCCAGAACTCTTTAAAAACCTAGATACCATACTGCATAAAATACCAGAAGAAGAAAAGTATAACCTGTATTACACAGCAGCCTCTTGTCTTGAGAGGCGAGGGAGAGTACTTGAAACTCAACGTATCATACCTTTTGATATCGACGATATCGAAGATAACGATCTTAAGCATCTTGACGCTTACATACTTCCAGTATGTGCAGTGTTGGGTGTCGAGTCGGATTCTGTGGGTATTGTTAGTAGTGGCAACGGTCTCCAATTTCTTGTTGCTACCAATTCTACGATCCACGATGAACAGTTCTTTGATGAACACCGAGTATACTACAAAGCAATTCTGGGCAAGCTCGACCAAGCCTTATACAATTCAGGGCTGTCCGGCTCCTCAGACCCGTCGGTTTTTTCGGCTGCCCGTTTACTGCGGCTTCCAGGCACGAAAAATATCAAGCCAAAGAAAGGAGAGAAGCAAGCCACCGTATTAAATGCAAACATAATTCCCGTTGACTTCGATATCATTCAGAAGTCAGGCATACCCTTAGTTAAATATAATGAACAGGTGTCGGATGAAATGCTTGAGCGTCTCCCGCCGCCCGATACTAAAGGAGTATTAAATGGATGCGAGTACATCAAGTGGTGCAAAGACAACTCAGAAGAACTCTCCGAGCCTCAATGGTACGCTTTGCTGTCGATTATCGGAAGGTTGGATAACGGGAGAGAACTATCTCATGTATTCAGTAGAGGACACTCAGGATATGCCGAATCAGAAACGGATAGAAAGTTTGCACAAGCTATTAAGACAGCAGGTCCAAGAACTTGTGACAATATATCAACGCTTTGGGATGGATGCACCGCGTGTCCGTCTTACGGTAAATGTAAATCCCCCATCGTCCTCCAAACAGAGGACTACATCAAGACCAGAGACACTGGATTCTACAACATAACACTAGGACAAGACGGTCTGCCTAAGAAGGGCAAGCCTAACTATGACGATATGATGCGCCACTTTTACAAGGAACATCCATTCGTCTCAATGACTGACGGGAACCTGACCTATGTATGGCGTGGCTCTTGCTGGGAGGACTATGCGTTCAGAAAAATCGATCAGTTTGCAGAGCAAAATTTCGATCCTAAACCCAATAATCAGATGTGCTCTGAATTTAGGGGTAAGCTACAAAGAAATCATGTTAGAGACCCAGAGTGGCTTAACCCTCAAGGGTATATCAATTTCGCCAACGGGGTACTCGACATACAGTCCATGGAACTTCGAGATCATGATCTTGAACAAGGATTTCGATACGTGCTACCCTTTAGTTATTCCCCTCATGCAAAATGTCCGTCGTTCGAGAGGTTCCTTGACAGGGTTTGTAGTAGCGACCGAGGATTACAACAACTCCTCCTTGAATATATGGGCTACTCCCTATCTGGGATTGACCCCTCTATCGGACAGAAATGTCTTATCCTTGTCGGGGACGGCTCAAACGGAAAATCCGTTTTTATGGACACTCTTAAGTACCTCGCAGGTAAGGGAAACTATTGTACGCTTAGTATGGGACATGAAATTAACAAGCTAGAAAACAGATATCAATTAGATGGTAAGTTGTTCAACATCTCAGAAGAAACACCAACGAACGCAATGATGGACAACACTATCTTTAAGGCACTAGTAACAGGGGGCGAGGTTCAAGCAAGGAAGCTATACTGTGATGCTTACTCCATGAAAAATAATGCGAAAATCATTATGGCTTGTAATGAGCTACCGTCTACCAAGGATTTGTCACACGGTATGTTTCGTCGCCTGTTACTGGTTCCCTTCAAACAGAAGTTCGGTCTAGATATAGAGGGGTACGATCCCCTGATCCGTGACAAACTGTACGCTGAGGCGTCAGGCATATACAACTTAATCATTCCAGCACTGCTAAAATTCCAACGGCAGAAGGGCTTCACTGAATCTAAGGAAGTCACCAAACAATTAGAAGATTACCGTAGAGCAAACGATGACATCCTTTCATGGTGGGAAGATGCAATCGTACCATGTGCCCCCGAGACGGGGATCACGATCAATGACTTATACCTATCGTATAAAATGACAGCCGAGCAACAAGGCATCAAGCCTAAGAATCAAGTTTGGTTCGGTCGAAAGGTAGCGTCGATTGTAAATGATAACAAAGCATTTAAACGAGTGAGAACAGACGGCGTACTTAAGCGCGTATTATCTGGGTACAAACTAGCCCAGGGAGAGGAGGAGTTTTGATGAATGACGTACAATGGGTCGAGCGTTTAATCGGCACTGAATTATTAAAGGTGCATGAACAAATGACCGAGCACCAAGTAGCGGGGAGAGAGTGCATGGCACTGATGATCCCCAAACCAAACGTAAAGGTACTAGGATTACAGGTACTATTTAGCGACAGCGTATCAGAGCCAACTGTGCTAGCCACAGAATTAAAAGGGAGTAAAGATGGAGTTCAAGATACCCCCCTATCCGCATCAATTGAAAGCACTGGAGATGAGTCGGCAGATGCCGGACCTAGCTCTGCTGTGGGAGATGGGAACGGGTAAGACTGGAGGGATAATTAATATCCTTCGAGATAAGTATGCTACCGCAGGTAGAGTTCGCCGGACCTTAATCGTATCGCCATTAGTCACACTGTTTAACTGGAAGAATGAGTTCAAGCTTCACTCTCACATAGATGAAGAGGACATCGTGGTTATGTACCACCGATCCAGTAAAGGTAAGGCTAAGATATTCACTGATGCTTGCTTAGATAAAATCACAGGCTGTATGGACAAGAACAAAATCGTAATCACCAACTACGAAACACTATCCAACGATGCCTTGTTTAAATTTATCTTAGAGTGGGGACCAGAGGTTATAGTAGGCGACGAGATACATCAGATAAAGAACCCCCGAGCCAAGAGAACTAAGGCTCTCATTAAGTTAGGGGACTACCAGTCTGTTGAGCACCGATTCCCGATGAGCGGTACGCTAATCCTGAACTCAATCAAAGATGTGTGGGCACCATATAGGTTCATGGACAAAGGGGAGACCCTAGGTTCTAATTATTATGTGTTCGAGAACACCTACATGGAAGATGAAAATGCAGCGTGGTCCAGTAAACCAGGGCATTTCAAATCCCTTGTACCCCGAGCCGATAAGTACGATGCACTTCACGAACGTATCTATCGTAAAGCTACGAGGGTACTGAAGCAGGATGTACTCAAAGACCTACCACCACTGGTCAAAGTAACCAGGCACGTTGAGCTAGGGAAAGAGCAGCGTAAGTACTATGAGGAGATGAAGCGTGACTTCGTTACATTCGTCCAAGAGAAGCAGAAGAGACAAGAACTTAGCGGAGCAGTTGTCGCGCAGCTTGCCGTCACAAAAGCCCTCCGACTCCAACAGATATGTTCTGGATATGTATCTACTGAAAGTGGAGAAGAGATCGCAATCGAAAAGAACCCCAGACTGGATGTCACTAAGGAGTTGCTTGAAGAAATTGTGGTCGAAGGGAAGCATAAGTGTATTGTTTGGTGTTGCTTTCGCAATAACTATGTACAGCTTGGTAAGCTTTGTGAGTCGCTAGAACTTGAACACGTTTATATCACGGGTGATATGAGCTTAAAGGAGAAGCAGGATGCTATGGATTCTTTTAACACCGACCCTACTTGCAGGGTTATTATTGCTAACAGGCGTGCGGGGGGCATCGGAGTTAACTTGGTTGCGGCTAACTATAGCATTGTCTTTAGTAGGAACTTTAGTCTGGGCGATGAGCTTCAGTCAGAGGCTCGAAACCATAGAGGAGGCTCTCAGATTCATGATCGAATCACAAAGATCGACCTCTGCGCTAGAGATACAATCGACGAGGCAGTACTTGACGCCCTTACCATGAAGCAGGATGTATCGAAGAGGGTGATTGACTTCGTGAAGGAGAACGCATGAGGTACTATCGGAAATTCCTTTATAAGAACTTAGAGGTATGCCTAAACATCAGACCTGATAAGAGGTATCAGTTATGGGGACGAGTCTACAATCCTACTAATGAAATGTTTGTTCCTTTTTATTTAGACTACCCTCAGAAAGTAAGAAACATAATCCAAGCAATTAGACGGGGGGTTATACTACTTAGGAGACATGATGAAAGTAATAAGGAGAACGCATGAGTAAAGATAAAGGACTACTTAGAAAGTATGAAGTAACTAAAGTGAGTGAACCTAATAAGCAAATTAACTGTATAGTACTAGAGTTTGAGGACCCTATCGCTAGAGTAGGGATAAAATCTTGGGCGGAAGAGATGGGCAAGAATGGTTACATCCGACTAGAAGAGGAAGTACTAGGAGTGATTGGGGAATTCAATGAAGATAAAAGTGATTAGAGTTTCATGGACGAAGTCCCTTGTGCTAGGCACGATTGACGGATACATAATTGTATGCCACTATATAGACTTCCATCCTTACAGAGCCGTAATCCGTAGGGTAAACAAACAATTAAAAGACGTAACAGAATCTTGTCCTGATTTGTATAAGAGGGTAGAGAATTTGCTAGGTTATTAGGAGAGACTATGAGTGAGCAACTTGAGATGTTCGAGCAGCCTGTTGACACTAGTGTAACTACAGAGGATTTAGACACAGCAGTAGAGCTAATGGCAGAAGCCAAAGCAGACTACGAAGCAAAGAAGTCTATCTCTAACGAGGCACACGCTGAGTGGCAGACACATAAAGCAAAACTAATTTCACTACTACGTAGTATTAACAAGAAGAAGTACACCGTCGATGGTGTAGGTACTGTCTCTGTTACAGAGAAACTAAAGGTACGTACCCCTCAAGCTCACGAAGATAAAGAACTATTCTTCGCATGGGTTAACGAGAACTTTGGGAGAGAAGGATTCCTATCCTACCTAGGTATTAACTATAACACCTTGAACGCTCTCTACAACGACCAGTTTACCAAGGCTAAGGAAGACGGTGTAGCATCAGACTTTAACATTCCAGGGGTACGAAACCCCGAAGCAGAATATGGACTATCTGTTAGGAAGTAACCAACAGAATTAAGGAGCAAGAATCATGGAAAAAGAAATCATTGACCGCAGTGAAGGAGAAGTAGGAGAGGCTATCGACCTCGACTCATTCGGTGCAAGCCCACTGTCCTCACAAGACATCATCATGCCTAAAATCCTAGTCATGCAAGGGCTATCTAAACTGGTAACAGACGGTAAAGCTAAGCTAGGAGACTTCGTTGACAGCATGACCTCAGAGGTTATCGGTCACATCGAAGACAAGCCTATCGAGTTCATCCCATTCCATCTCGACAAACTGTGGATTGTATCTAAGAAAGATGGCAACCGTTACTTCTTCGACCACGTTGAACCAGTGACAGCAGCCAACGAGAACAAGTCATGGGAAGAAACAAAAGATGGAGCTGAGTGGAAGAACGAGAAGTCGTTTAACTTCTACTCACTACTGACTAGTGATCCCTCGATCCCTTACGTCATCCAGTTCAAGTCAACATCTCTCAAGACAGGTAGGAACCTAGCTGCACAGATGTACGTCAAGAACAGAGCAGACAACCTAGTACCATGTGCTAAGTCTATGTTCCTAGCAGGGAGTAAAGTGTCCAACGATAAGGGTACATTTGCTGTCCTTGCTACTGACGTTTCTCGGGCTACATCTCAAGGTGAGATCGCCGAGTGTCTTAAGTGGTACAAGCAGATCATTGGTGGAGCAGCCACAGCACATGCTGAAGATGCCGCTGCTGCTGAAGAAACTAAACCGCAATTCTAATACTGCATAAGCAGTATAATCAGGTGCCCTGTACTTGTCTCTCAGGGTGCCTGATTTATCGAGGGAGTGAGAATGGAAAAGACCGTACACGTTAGCTTCGAGGAAGGAGCTATTGAACAGTATGCCGATGCTGTTAACCAAGTAATCAAACACAAAACTAAGAGGTATATGAACGTAACGAAGATGGATTTCGTTACACCAGAGGGCACCCCGATGCGGATAAGAGTAACCATCGTAGCGGAACCTAATGTCTTCGGGGAAACCTTGTACCCACCAGAAGAATGTCATATTAAAACATCAGCCGTTGAGCAGATCAAATCTTTGGAGGTAATACGTGAGTACGAAACCCCTGAAGCTGAACTATGACGACGCGCTTATCTTCGACCTGGAAGCTAATGGTCTTCTTCGTGAAGCTACTAGGATTCATTGTATTAGCATTGACACCATTGCTCGCAACAGTCCTACTCTCTTTACAGGGAACTCAATTCTAGAAGCTCTTGAAGCTTTGAAGGAAGCTCCTATTGTAGTAGGGCACAACATCCAAGGCTACGACATCCCTTTAATTAGGAAGCTGCACCCTGAACTAGAACCCCGAGGCGTGGTACGGGATACCATCGTCATGTCTCGACTACAGAGGGTACATCAACGGATGCAACACAGTCTCCAGTCATGGGGTATAACTTTAAAGTTTCCTAAAGGAGATTACAATGGAGGATGGGAAGTCTACAACGACGAGATGGGAGCTTATTGTTGCCAAGATACAGCAGTCGCTCGGCGGGCACTTATTGAACTCCTCAAGGAGTCTTACCCTGAAGAGTGTTATCAGTTGGAGCATGAGTTCTCTAAGATACTCGACTGGCAGATGGCTATGGGTGTACCGTTCGACGAAGAAGCAGCCTGTAAACTGGCGCAAGAACTTGAAGCAGACATGGAAACCTTCGATGGAAAACTACGGAAGACCATACTCCCGCACCGTACACCCTTCACACCAAAGGCAAACAACTCACGGTACGGGTATCAGAAAGGAGTGACCATCGTTAAAGAGAAACCATTCAACCTAGGGTCAAGACCACAGGTGATTAAGTTCCTTAAGAGCGAGTACGGTTGGGCACCTGTTGAATTTACAGAGAAGAAGAACCCCAAACTAACAGGTGAAATCCTACGTCAACTCCCGTACCCCGAAGCGCCGATACTTGCTAACTACTTCGACGCTAAGAAGTTAAGTGGACAGTTAATATCAGGCGATAAAGCCTGGTTAAAGAAGATCGAAGGAGGAAGATTGTATGGGAGGATTAATCATAATGGGGCTGTCACTGGTCGGTGCACTCACAGCAATCCTAACCTTTCTCAGGTGCCAAGAGTTACATCATACCGAGGCTCTGAATGTAGAGCATTATTTAAAGCTGAGACAGGATTTGTACTGGTTGGCTGTGATGCTGCTGGGCTTGAGCTTCGCAATCTCGGGCATTATATGTCTCCATACGATGGCGGCAAATACGTCCGAACCATACTCGAAGGTGACATTCATAAGGAGAACCAAACTGCTGCGGGGTTGCCTACAAGAGATAACGCCAAGACGTTTATTTATGCCCACAACTACGGTGCCGGAGATGCGAAACTGGGGTCCATTGTTGCCCCCGATTCACGATTCGAGAAAAAGAAATCCCTAGGTGCGGGGTTAAGGGCACAGTTTATGATCAAGTTACCTGCACTTAAGATGGTGATTGATCAAGTGAAAGCTGTAGGAAAGAACCGAGGATACTTAATAGGGTTAGATGGGAGACGCTTGTACGTTAGGTCCGAGCATCGCGCACTTAACACCTTGCTTCAGGGAGCGGGGGCTGTTATCATGAAAGAAGCAACAGTCCTCCAATGGAAAAAGGTGATAGGTGATGATCTTAATTGGCGCGATTATATGCAAGGTGACTACCTCGCTTACCCTGTACTACATTCTCACGATGAGACGCAGAACATGGTGCGAGATTCCTATAAAGAAGACTTCAAACAAATCTCGGAGTGGGCAATAGCTCAAGCAGGAATCAACTTTGATTACAAGTGTCCTCTTGAAGGTGAGGCGAAGGAAGGTGCTACGTGGTCAGAGACGCACTAACAGCAGTAACAGAACAAATGAGTAGAAGTATGGACGATCATTTTATGGACGCTGCCCTTTACGGGACATCAGCGATGGAGGTAATAATGAGTGAAACAGCAGACGCAAGCCCTAGTTTATCTAGTAGTTCAGATTGGGGCGGAGGAACCTCTGTGCCACAACCTGAATTACGTAGCACAGGACATGAATCAGCTATCTCTACACTGTGTAGAGAAGGATCATTAATACAACTAAACGAAACAATCGATCTATTGCAAGCTGCGATAGACCAAAGGAGCGAAGATGGTAACAGAGACAGGGGACAGGAAAGTGAGCAAACTGGGGAGCTTCACAGTGGATCGGACATTCCTAGACAAGATGCTAGGGACGAACGACTTCACCAAGATGAACCTAATGGAGATAGTGAACTTCGTATACGACGCGACGTACATCAATTATCACCAGAAGTTCTGGTCGGAGAAGACGATGCGGGAGGCGGTGGAGTCTCGGATAATAGCGAAGAACGTAGAGATCGACCAACTCCGAGCGAGGGCGGCGAGCTTAGAAGGGAAACTCGTTGAAGCTGGAATCGAAATTCCAGAGTGGAGTAAAGAAGGAACTGAAAAAGATTCCCCTTTGCTGGCACTTCACCAAGGAAGCCCTTAGTCTTCGAGGAATCCCAGATATAATCGGCTGTGTTAACGGTCGGTTCTTTGCTTGGGAATTGAAAAGAAGTCGTAAAGAGTCAGAGAAAACCACAGGTCGCATAGTTCTCCAGCGTTACATCTTGAAACAAATATGTGCGGTCGGTGGCGTAGGGCGTATGGTTCATCCAGATAATCTGCAAGACTCTCTAGAAGAACTTCGGAAACTTTCTCAGTCGTCATAATTACAGTCACACACACAGATAGGGGAGTCGCCACAGCCATCACAGGTTGGGCACTCTCCTTCCTCTTCACATTCTGGGCAGTAGATAACCATCTTGCGTTGTGCTCCCCTTTCAGATACCATTATAACATGAATAATAGGATGCTCCCAGACGGGGTCGCCTCGTTCAACGTGAGGTATTCTAAGTACTTGCACCGCTCGAAGCAGAGAGGTACTGATTTCACATTAACAAAGTCAGAATTTAAAAGTATATCAGAAAGGCACTGCGCCTACTGCGGGGCACCACCCACCAAGATAAGCAGTACGAAGCACCTGCGCCTTAACGGGCAGTGGGCTTGCAACAGCTTGGATCGTATCGACCCGAAGCAAGGTTATGTTAAGGGAAATGTAGTGCCTTGCTGTACCCCATGTAATAGAATGAAATCAGACATGGATGTCGCCGACTTCCTTAGCCAAACTCGGAAGATCACAGAATACTTAGAGGCTAGTTCACGGAAGGACTAGTTTCTTTTATTTATCTTAGCAATTTCTGCGTGCAGAGCTGCTATATCATCAGCTTTAAAGCACACAAAATCCTCGAAGCGGGGTTCCTCGCATTTTAACTTCTCATATTGACTGATTATCTGACCGTTCTTATGGTCGCCTACGTAATGGGTAGCCTCCCAACTGAACCTAGAACAACTAACTGTTAAGCATATCATCCAGGCGCTTAGCCCTAACCTTATGGTCTTTCTCACGCATGATCTCCTTAACCTTAAGCTTCACTCTTTTCTTAGCTTTTTCCTGCTCTACCCACAGTAGAATTAAATCAATTATCCTATTAATGGCTAGAGCAAGAGCGGCTTTAATCATTTGTCTTTGAGAGCTTTAGCAGTGTCCACTGCACCCTGAGCTAGTAACCACCCAAGTAGAATTTCCCCAATAGCGTTGATCTTAGTAGGGTCTAATCCTAATACTTCCTTAAATGATACAGCCAACACGCCTAGTATAGCTGCCCAAAACTTACGGGACTTTGCTAGTTCTTTAATCTTTTCCATGTGATCTCCTATATCTCGTCACCAATATTGAAGTTGGGACAAGTCTTGTTAGGGTTAAAAGCGTTGTGAGGGTAAATGTCCCCCCGCTTCAGGTTAAATAAGTATCTCAGATTCTTACACAATTTCCCTAAACTTTCAAACTGAGAGACCGTGAAGTCCTCGTTACCAGTCAGGCAAATGCCTATAGAATTAGTATTCTGTCCTCGGGTGTGCGCCCCCGCTTCGTGGATCGGGCGTCCTACATGGATGCCCCCGTCCCTTTGAATCACGTAATGGTATCCAATGTCCCTCCACCCGCGTTGCAGGTGCCACTTCTTAATGACTCTCCAGTCATCGTGCTTAGCTCTATCTGAAGCTGAGCAGTGAATTATTATCCTATTGATTTCACGAATAGTCGCCTACCCCGTTGCGGGTGACTGTGACTTCAGAAGAAGCCCACTCGTAAGGTCCGTTGTATGTCTCGTTGTATTCAGTATGATCTGCCATAGCTTTATAAGGATTAGTCCCCACAAAAACCACAACACTATCTACGTCTCGTACCATTATGTATTCCATTATGTTCGTCTCCATATAATTGTCATAGTGGCGTCAGCACCTGTAGGAGCCGCCCCTGCTGTGACTGTCTGAAGGTTAATAATGTCTCCAGCATTAAAGGCTATAGGGGCTGCGATAATCTGAATAGTATCCTGAGCCGGTCCCCCACTAGCTAGGTCAGCAGTTTCTCCAGCTCCATTCTGAGCTACTCCGTTAATCACAGACTGAGCCTCACAAGTACCTGCGGTTATAGCAGCGTTTAATCGTATCCCTATCGCTATAATCTCCCCGTCGAATAATGCAGGGAAGCCTCCTTTTGCGGCGTTGTTTCCCCAGCTACCTAGTTCAGTGGTATTGCCTCCGATTCCTGAAGTACCTGCTATAGCTAGGTATTCGTGAGCTTCATTGACTTCGGCACCTGCGGAGATACCTGCTAATTTAGTCTGTTCGGCGTCTGAAAATTCATTAGTGTCAGCGTTGTTTTCATAGGCTGTTTTTATTTCAGCGTCCGACTGGTCAGCAGTAGCCCCAGCTTCAATACCGGCTAATTTAGTCTGTTCGGCGTCTGAAAATTCATTAGTGTCAGCGTTGTTTTCATAGGCTGTTTTTATTTCAGCGTCCGACTGGTCGGCTGTCGCTCCTGCTTCGATACCGTCAAGCTTAGTCTTATCAGCGCCGGTCATAAATCCGTCAGCACCACCTGCTATAACATCAGCGTGAAGGGTACCATCGGTCTGAGTCCCGTGAGCATGAACATGGTCTGCTCTTGCTATGTCAGTCGAGACTCCGTCAGCATTGGCCGTCCCTACATCTACTGGAGAGCCAAAAGGTCTACGAGAATCCTGAATAACTTGGTAAACGTCATCGTCAGCAAGCGAGAAAACCATTATGGATTTACCGTCTTCAATAGTTTGGGTAGCTGAACCATTAATAAGTTCGCCCCCCATTGAATTAATTATTAAATCGTTGCCCGAAGTTCCTTCGTTCTTTAGGATAAATATTTTGTCTGGATTATCTGCCGGGTTCGGTAAGGTCGCAGTAATAACCCCTGTGTCCGGGTTGGCCATTAGTGTTGGCTTTGTAATATTTAAAGTTGCTCCATCGACAGAGTGTACATGATCTTCGTGAGGGAGTTGAGACCTTGAGTCTTGAAGCTTCCTATACTCAGTAGTGTCATCGAGGATAGTGATACCTGAAGTCTTCTGCAGAATCTCCTGCGTGGCCTCGCCACCAATTAAATCTCCAGAAACAGTCTGGATTGTGACTTTATTGGCATCGGTATCTTTTTTATAAAAACGCCACTTAACCCCTGCGGAAAAACCAGCATCTGGGATAGTAATAGTCATATCCCCTGTATCAGGGTCAACTAGGTATAAATCTGGAGTTTGGCCTGCAGTGGATCCATCTAAGCTAACAGCGGCTCCATCGACAGATCTTTGTAAATTGATGACATTTTCGGCAGACCCAGGAAGACCTTGAGGGCCTTGTGCTCCTGTCGCGCCGACTGGTCCTTGTGGTCCACCAGTTATAATAGCAGGTGGGAGGGAGATGGCTCGGGCAGCCTGTACTGAGATCGGAGTAGTGGCACCCACTACTATAGTTTCTTGAATAGGAACGATATCCCCCGCTGCGTTCTGGTATTTACCAGTCACTTCTACGAGGGTACCTGTGTTAACAGTATGAGAAAGCACAGCTTGGTATCTACCATCGACATCAGAAGTAACAGTTGTATCGATAGAGTTAGAGTTATCATTCTCACTATACTCAAGCGATTTAAACCGAACCTTAACACCTTGAACGGCTACACCATTGTCATAGATGTACCCAAATACGGTAGTAAATAATATAGGATCAGGGGTGGCTATTGTCATTGAGGCAATCTCCTAAGTATCTCTTTAACGTCAGATTGCATGACCCTTTGTTCTTGGTACATACGATCTATCATCTTCTCGTTGTTCTTAACTTTAACTTCTGTCTTGTACGACAATACTATAGAAGAGGAAGCTGCGGCTATACCCATCATGAGCATTGTTGTTACTACAGTGTTAAAATTTACTTTCATTACTCGTCCTTTCCTTGAAGTAGTCTGCAAGCAACCCTAAGCAATCGCTTAAGATGACCTCCGGCTGTTGCTAGGACAGGGTCGTTTAAAGCTACTTTGCACTTGATGGTCTTAGCATCTGACTCAAGTTGAGAGAAAGCAGGTGTAGTACTATTCATAAGTGCTGACTGTGCCATCACATTAAAACTAAGCAAGCTTGCTAGTATAAAAGTTTTCATTATCGTATCTTCCTTAGTTTAATAGTCGTATAAGTTTCATCTACTCCGAAGGAGACAGGGTTACCAAAGTCGCCTGAGCCACCTGTAATTTGTGCTCTATTTTGGACATTAATACACCCATCGTCAGTTAATTCAATGACATCTTCGACCACGGCGTAAATATTATTAACACCACTGCCAGAATCCTCTCTGTTTGAGTGGCTGTAGATAACAGAGCTAGTGGCACTATTGACTATAGTAACAAGCCTCGCCATGAAGTTACCTGCTTGAGCCATAGGAGATTCAACTTTTACTTTATACTTCCCTTTTATTAAGCAAGCAGAGTTCCCTTGTCCAAAAGTCTGAATACTGTTTACATAGAAGCAATTGGAGCCGATGTCATTAAGGTCTCTAACGTCCCAAGGAACTGCCCCTGTGTACTGCCCACCTATTGTTCCACTGGCTTTCTTATCTGAGATAGTGCAGAACTGAGGTTCTGTTTCCTTAAATAATTGAGTAGAGCTAGCAGGAGAAACCCACTCTCCAAGATCAGATTGTCCCCCTCGGAAAGAGCCGAGAAGTCTGAAGGGCACATTGCTGTATTCAGCATCAGCATACATAACTGAGCCTGACGCGCTAGTCGCTGTCATGGTTGCAGTGTTTAAAGTAATGGACTCGTCTGGAAAATAAGTAGCAGACACAGCCACTCGAACTGTACCTACATCATCAATAGCATAGGCGTATAATTCATGAGAAGTAGAAGCTACTCCTAAAGTAGCTCCTCTTGCGATATCTAGTGTCCCTGTCGCTCCTGTTACAGAGCGAATAACATACCCACCATTGGTGAGGGAGGCATTTCTAAAACAAATATCAACGGTCTGCGCACCTGTAGGAGCAGAGGTTCCATTCTTTTGAGTGATATCAATAGTTCCTGTACCAGAGACCATCGTTACGTTGAGACCTAGGTTGTTGATACATTTAGCATCATCAGCGGCGGTGCCCGTGTTGCCTGTTATTTCTACCTCGGTACACGAAGGAGGCACTTGGGCGTATATTTTATTGTCGCCTTTTACGTAAACCCTACCGTTATTAAAACAAGCGGTAGGAGGAGTTCCTGTGGCGTTCATTGAGAAGACGCCACGCCCTGCATAGAAGTCAGCTTCAGGGTCTATGTCATCCTCGTCAATTGCCATCCCCGCCGCAAAGGTAATAGGACCTAAGAGCTGAGTAGAGGTAGCATTGACTGACTGAAATCCAGTACCGTTGTTAAATGACATCTGATCGTAGAAGGTCTTAGCCTCAGTAGCACTGTTGGTTCCTGTGTTAGTGAACCACTGTGCTTTCGCTATCCCTGTCGTGATACAGAACAAGACTAAGATTAAAAATATTTTCTTCATAATTATCCCATTACGTTAATATGAACAAACCCTGCACTTACCGTTCCTGCTGTGAGTTTACGTAAGCTGAGTCTCGCGTTAGCGGGTAGTGTAACAGGTGTCACCGCGTGAGGCGAACCACCTGGGAATATAATCATCTTATCAGCTTCAGAGGCAACAGCTCCAATTGCCAGAACCAGAGGCTCACCTGTTGAAGTGAAGATATGAACCTGTTTACCTGCGGTAGCTCCGATGTCTGCAACGAGTTCCGTGTAACCAGCGAAGGTAATGTTAGCACCACTGATATCTAGGGTGTCAAATGTTAAGACATCATCCTGAGCCATCCCGATGTCAGCTTCATCACTTGCGAGAGTTACTGATAGAGAGGCGGCTGAAGTAGTCGAGCCTAACGCTGCGGGGAACTTAGCACTCTGGGCAGCTAAGGTAGCTTCGGTAGACAGAAGCCCACCATCAACAATATCTACCTGCATCTCTGTACCGGCGATAGCGTTGTCTATAATTTCCACAGCGGTCTGTATCGCTGTTAGGATAACTTCTTGTTCAGAAGAGAGGACCACTGGAGCGGAAGCGGCTGAGGCTTTCTGTCCTAGTGAACCGAACTTCGCATTGATAAGTCCAAGGTTTGTATTAACAGTACCGAGGGCTGTGTTGGCGTCATCATCTCTGACTTGCGCTTCTAATGAAGCATTGATCGCCATTATCTCTACACCATCTCCAATAGAAACAGAGTCACTCACATGAGTAAGGTCTCGGATATCTAGGTTCAGGGCATCAACTGTAATAGAGTTACCGCCATCCTGAATGTTGACAGCGGCGGCACCAGCAGCGTTATTAATCGTAACGTCCCCGATGTCTGTACCTGTGACGAACTTAGCGTTCAATAAGGTAAGTAGTGCATTGAGGTCTGTGTCGTGTACTTCTGCTTGAAGGGAGGCATTAACTGCCATCACGTTTGTACCATTACCTACTTGAACAGAGTCAGGGTTGGCACCGTTATGTTCGAGCTGCATGTGCAGGTCATTTGCTGTGATATTAATATCCCCTGTTAGTCCTGTTAATTTGACAGGGAGAGGAGCATTGTTAGCAGGAGTGACGGTATCTTCGGTCACTACCTGGGACGCACCATCCAATGTAAAAGATACAGGACCAGTAGCAATACCACCATCTGCGGCAGTTCTGAGCTGGACTGGACGGAGAATATCGAAAGTATCAGCAGGGTCAAAAGCAGCAGCAGCACCTGAACCATCTGTTGTATCTCCCGTTAGGAAGATTTCGTTAGCAGTGACACTGTCAACGGCAATCTCGTATTCCTGAATACCATTAGCGGTAGTCAGTACTCGGATCATGTCCCCTCTACGTGCAGGGTGACCAGTTGATATAATTTTTCGTGATGTAGATCCAGCTTCGGGATTCACTGCATTAGATATAAAGTGTGTCGCCATCATGATTGTATCGAGTCCGACACGGGAGTGACCCATCGGTTGACCTGTTACAAATTCTGTTGGGGTTGTACGACCTTCGCCGTTTACTGAATCGGTGGTCCTACCTCGGTGGGCTTTAGACCGTATTCCGCCTGACATATCTCTGCTCCTTTAGGGCTTCTTCGTATAAGCCTGTTTATTATAACGCATTTCCTAGTATCTCTGCAACCTTCTTATTTACGTGCATGAGAAACCACATATTCTGGAAGGGTACCTTCCCCACCATATACTTAGCTGTCGACTCATCGAACCCATCTACCGCTAAGTCCCTCAATTCAGTAGTCCCCTCAATAAGAGACTGACCAACAGGACCAACAAAGAATCGACCTATTGCAGCATCCGTGGACACTGCTGACCTACCCATGAATAGGGGAGCAATGGCGTCCCCTGCGATAGCCGCCCCACCACCAGTTACAAAGGCACCTGCCCAGAACTCATGGGAGGAGACACTCTCTTCAAAGTCGAACTCGTTAGGATTTCCAATTGCACTAACAGCTAGATTTCTCATACCCCCTACAGCGGTGGCTAAGATCATAAACTGCGCAAGGTTTGCTATACTCTTCTGGTTCGCGATCCCTCCATCTTCTGAGGAGGCTCGCATCATGAACTCTGTATCTTGTGTGATCTTCATGATTGAGGATTTGAACTGAGCAAAGAATCTCCAAACTTCTCCCTTAGTTGTACCTGTTGGATTATTGAAACCAAGTCTCCTACGTGTACGCGCATCAGGTAACGGGGAACCTTTACTAACTCTCTGATTAATCATTAAGTGAACCTTCTTAATTAGTCCACGCTTCCCCTCTTCGGTTAGTCCTAAGTCTTTAGCTGATGTGTCTCTTAAAGCTGCTGGATTAATATCTCCTACTTTATCTAGAGATGCTAAGTCTTCAGGAGTAAGTCCAAATCTAGCTATGGTATTCTTTTGCTCAAGCGTATGTTTACCTGACTTCACTATATTAGTAAGATCAGTAATAGCTAGCCTACCATTAGCCTTTCTAGCTACGTCGGTTACAAAGTTCAGACCACTTATAGTAAACAAAGCGTCGACCATTCGTGACCCTCTACCTGGAGAGTATGACGAGCCAATCAAAGATTCTTTTAGTTGGTTGGTGAAAGCCTCAGAAACTAGCATCATTTCCTTAGCAGCAATTTTCCTCTGAGCAGGAGAGATGTTAGTCATAAACTCTCCTATAGAACGAAACCCTGCCACCATTAAATTCTCTCCAGTGGACACCTTAGTGTGCATCATAGTAGGTACTATATCCATACCAGCAGAGAACACTGCTCTACCTAGTAGACTTAAGGTTTCAATAGTACGAGCAGTTCTCCCTATAAAGGCACGCTTATTCGCGATACCATATTCCCCAGAGCCGTTGGCGACATCGAAAGCACTAATAACTTTCTTACTAATAGCTGAAGCTAGAGGCTTAGGAGTCTGAGTCTGAGCTACTACTACTTTAATAACTTTCTTTAAATTCTTCTGAGGAGAGGTACCTAGTACTTCAATCATAGCTGCGTTCTTTGCTGCTTTATTATAACTAGAGTTCAAGGTATCAACTAAATTCCCATCCTTCCCATACTTCTGATTATAATCATAGAAGCCTTCACCATCTTTGAAGTGTAAACTCCTACTCTTGTTCATACGATCTACTATCCTATTCCCAGAGATAATCTTATCAACAGACTCCTCTACACTGAACCCTTGCATGGCATCGTAACTCTCGGTTAATTTCTTCCATTTCTTCCCTAGTTCCTCAAGAATACTCTTCTCAGAGATGTCTCCCTGAGCATCTTTTAAGTGAGAGAAAGACTTCTCTATATCAAGTTTAGTCTTTATATCAGCAATCCACTTATCTACTCCAGCTTTCTTGATCTTGTCTCCGTGATGGAACTGGCTGTGGATAAAGTCAGCTCGTCTAAAGATACTGGCTCCAGCATCGTTGAGCATAACTCTCATAGCTTCATTAGAGGCTTTAAAAACCTTCGCTAACCCATTAACAATATCCGCCCCATCCCCAGTGTACTCTACGTTATCAAACATAGCCTTAGCTACTCTTCTGTCATAGATTCCTGAAGCGGCGGCTTCTTCTAGCTTAGCTTGTCTCAATCCTGTTACTAAATTTGACTGGAGGATTTCGTTATTAGTGTTTCGTAGGGCATCTACTGATACCTCATTAGCTTCGATACTTTCAAAGATATTAAGCAGGGCTTCCTCTACGTTAGGAAACCTTTTATTATTTAAGGCGTTATCTATAATCTTAGAGATTTTAATCTGATCGTTAATCTGGTTCTTTAACCTTAGAGCAGCGAAAGCTTTCCCTGCATCCTTTAGTTTCTTATACTCCTCTTGTTTCCCAGCGAGGGACAGACTCTTCCGTCTCCTAATTTGAGTAACCTCAGACAGGATCGTTTCTATATTACTCTTATCCATGCCTGGGAACGCTTTCAATAGTGCGTCGGTGCAATCAACCATTAATTTCTCCTCATACAAGCTATAGTAGCTTTAACTAGAGTTTCAAATAACTCAGGGTCTCCTTGAAATTTCTCTGCTATATTCCTAACTTCTTTTAAAAATCTAGGAGTGTCATCAAAAGGATCAATACCTGTCTGACTCTCCACTTCACGGACTAACTCAATACCTTCCTCAATGTCGGAAGCAGCTCTCTGTATATCCTCAGTAATTTCTTGAACAAACTCTTCAGCTTCCTTAGCTACATCGGCAGCCTTAGTTGGAGTGGTAGTATCCGCATCCTGGTGTACCGTCTTATATTGCTCACCAAATTTCTCTTCAGTCCATAATGGGTTATCACTTTTATATTCTGACTGAACCTTTGGCTCTACGTCATTAGGGTCTATATGAGTAGACTCTGTAGGACGGGGCTTCATGTCGTCTTTAATAGGGATGCTTCCCTCTCTAGGAGGCTCGAATAATTCTACTAATACCTCCCCGTCTTTTACATAAGTCAACCCTTGAAACCCTTGGGCAGTAACTTTACCCCTAGTAGAGGCATCAAAAGCGGTCACGCTCGCTTCATCTAATTCAAATAATTTTAACTTAGAGGTGTCTACTTTATGTACACCACCTCCTACAATATGGAAAGTATCAGAAAAAGCATGAGCAGGATTGTTCGTGAGAATAATACCATCATCGGTAAGAGGTTTAACACCTCGAATTACTTGTTCAGGCTGCCCTTCAAGGTGAGCCACGTAATAATTTGCTTCGTTAGTACCTTCTTCTTCTAATATTCTTCTAGCATTTTGTATGTTATCAGGGTTGCTCCTATACTCAGCTTGTTCTGCTTTCCACGTTTCGATAGCTTTCTCAGGATCAGGCGCTCTGCCTGTCCTGTTTGCTTCCTGTAGTTCTTTTGTTACCACTTTATTAACTACTTCAGGGTTAAGGTCTAAGTCAGGTTTCGCGAACACTCTCCCAAGGTAACGGAACATAGTCCCCGCCAAGGTTCCCACGCCTATATTAAATAAGTGTTCGGCTGCGGTGATGTCTTCGTTATAGATATTCTCTACGTGTTCTCCTAAAGGGATATCAATAATCGTAGAAGCTACAGCGTTCTCTACCATCTCTCTCGCTATAATTCCTTGAGGAGTACCTGAATGAGCTGAGGCGTTCAATACCCGTCCTACTTTAACCATAGTCCCCGCGTTTACCATCTGATTGCCTACAGACACGGCTGCTTTCCCTGCTGCAAGTCCACCTAGTAAAGCTAGAGGATCAATAAGTCCTCCACCCATATTACCTATGAATCTCCCAATCCCCCCTAACCCTGCTTCCTGTTGGATAGCTTCTTGCCGTCGGAGTAGTTGGTTTCTCTCCGACCTAATAGTGGCGTCGATCTGAGTGATTGGTTCTTCAATGTCGAGACCATATACTTCCTTAGCTTCACCTGGAGATACAGGTCTATTAAGCTGAGGATTAAATATCGGTTCAATATCTGATCGTGCGGCATCTACTGCCATAGAAAATAAGTTGTTTCTGTACCCTGTCTTACCTGCTGCAATCATCCCGTCCATAGTAGACGCGGGTGTAAACGCATCGACAGCATTAAATAATTCCTGTTCCTCTGAGGGGGTAGCTAATTCAAAGAAGTTATTTGCCATCACTAGCCTCATTACCAAAAACTTGAAAGAACATTTTATCAATCACGACATCTTCCCCTTCTCCGTTAATGACCCTGTTCACATCCTCTATTCGCTGTCCTTCAATAAATATGTCCTCTTTGATTTGGTCTAAAGGGAACTCGACAAAAGGCTGCTCACCTTTAAAAGCTACAGCTACATTCCCTCTTTGAGTAGGGATATACGCTCTAAGCACTGAGTCCCTCCCGTCAGAGGGTGGGTGTATCATCATTATTTTATCCCGATTGTCTACCCAAAAAGCTTCCTGCTTATCTGCTTCACTTAATCCTACATATTTAGCTTGCTGACTAATCCCAGGCATCCTGCTAAAATCTACCTGTCCCATTCTCATTCGCTCTTGAGTTAACTTTACTCCTGTCTTCATAGCCGCTCTAACTTGGTCTTCGCTTAGGTCAAAGGTATTAGGTATCTGGGTAGTACTCTTACCGAAAGTTGTCTTAGTGTACATCTTCCCTATAGATAAGTCGTAAGCATCTCTCATAGCTTTCTTATGCCCATCATTAGGGGCTTTTCCTTCCATTAAAGAGTAGTACTTAGCCTTTACGATATTCCTCATACTTTCCATTCTTTTGCTTATCCCATCAGTCCTAGCAGCAGAAAAGGGTAAGAACTCCTTCATCTTTTCTACAGTCAAAAGGTTATCTACATCTACTATAGCTCTGCCTTTACTGTCCTTATTATCAGCATCATAAGCTGTCTTCCTAGAGTCCATAGCGGATAGATCACTTAAGGCGCTTCTCATTGCATTAGTGTCGGACATCCACAGAACTTCGGCTATCTCCTTATGCTTTAACTTACCTGAATCTACAAGCTGATTCATAATAGCAGGAAGTTTGGTACCGAATTTTGCCTTAAGCATAATTATCTCGTTAGTAACAGTAGCCTTACCATCTAACGTCTCCATTCCTCTATCTAAACTCTCCGCTATAGGAGTGGAGATCGCACTAGGTAAGTGTATTACTTTGTCAGGGTGAGTTCCGCTTGCTACCTGCGATCGATTCGAGAAGCTGATAGCCTCTGTGAAATCTTCAGGAGTCCTGGCTGTCGAAAACTTAGCTTTAGCTGAGGCGTTATACTTAACTTGGTAATCCGCAGGGTGTTTCCTACGTTCTGCTTCCAGGTTAAATTTCCCTGTAATAAGTTTACTCTTAGCTATTTGTATAGCTGATTGGGCTGAAGCTTCCTCATTTATCAAGGAAGATAATGCAGGATTCTCTGCGAACATCTCTCTTAGTTTCCCCTTTATCTCTTTTTCTATTCCTCTAAGAGCTTGCTGTACTTCTCTAGGGCTATCAAGAGCTAAGGATTGTTTCTGATTATTAACGTAGTCAGCAGCTACTAGGCGAGACATCCTACTCTGAATTACTTCAGGAGCAACATCTGCTATTAGGTTATCCTGGTAATACTTTTTCACTTCTAAAGAGAGCTTATCATTTTGCTCAGGGGAGTAAGTGTCTCTGTTATTCATGGAAGCTAAAAGGTCTTGGAACCTATTAGATAGAGCCGCTCTCTGGCTAGTACTTCCTGATTTAATGTTCTTAAGCATCCTTTTTAGGAACCCGAACTTCTGAGGAGTAGTCAGGTGGTTACTTAGTTCTTCATACTGTCCCTTGCTAGGGCTTGCTCCTTCCGCTCTTGCTACTCCTTCTGCTAATTTCGCTGCACTCTCAGGGTCTAAGTCTAGTATCTGCTTAGCTCCTGCGGTGTTAAGTAGCCCAGGAAAGAATTTACTAAACCCTTCAACATCCTTAGATATTACCAGTACCTCGCCTACCGCTAAGGCTTTAGTTGTTCCGTTGTTTTTATTAAAATCTACAAGCTCCGCTTCGCTCCTCCCACCATTCTTGAAGCTCTCCATCCCATCTAGCTTCTTCTTCTGGTACATCTGATTACCTAGAGTGAGGGCATTAGGTCCTGCTTCCGCGATCATGTGACTTTGTTGTTGGTTATGGTTGCTCTCGTTTACAACCGCTCTGCTTTTTATATGCTTTCTTTCGTCGGTGATCGATTGTATAACATTCTGGCGGCTAGATACAGCGGTGTTGTCTCTAAAAACTTGGCGAACCCTATCATTACTGAGTCCTCCACTAACTGATTCTAATATCTGCTTCTGGCTTTCCTTCACTACTTGGGAGTAAGGTTTCTTAGTATCACCAACTGTTCCATCGTCCTTCAAGAATCCTTGTAGGTCCCGCTTCTCTTTAGCCATAAGTTCTGAGGCTTTAGTGATGGCGTCATTGGTTTCATTTCTTTCAGATTCGGCTCTAGACTTACGGAACATCTCACCAGCTATGTTAGCGGCTTGGTTCCCTAGTTTAGCTAGTTCGCGGTACGGGGCGGCTGCTCCATCGGAAGGGAGATTAGCGGTAGGGAGCGATCTAGCTCCTCGTCGTCTAAAATTTCCTTTAGGTATGATAGCCATTATTTCTCCTACTTAAATAGAGCAGCACCCTGAAGGATAGACCCAGCAGCACCGATGGCTCCCGTCTTTCTGCTACTACTTGCTGCTTCTCTTTGAATTTCTGCTAGTAATCTTTGTTGCTCGGCTTGGAATACAGCCTCTTCAGTGTTCAACCTTATCTCAAGTTCACCTGCTAAGGCAATCTCTCCTAGGGTATCTAAGTCAGTTAAAGTACCAGATGCGGCGAACTGATTACGTGCAGCTCCTTGAATATTCTTAGCATCCTCACGGATTCTTTTACTATTTTCTTCATTTAATTCTAATATCTTAGAGGCACTAAAATCGTTTAAGTCTGCTTTCTTACGAAGGAGACTAGCTTCAGCATTAGCTGCTTTAAATTGAGAAAAGCTACTTAAAAGTATCCCTCCTACTGCAATCCCTGCTGCTACTGTTCCAACTGCCATGCTTTCTCCTATCCGTCGTAAGACGCCCCTCTGAGTGTAATTCCTAGTACATTAAGGGGTAAAGGTTTATCCGTTTCGATAATGACTCGCGGCTGAATATCAGGGGATTGAGGAAACTCTATCTCCACATCTTCTGTCGCAAGCTCATTTATAGTCACTTCGATATCTACAAGATTTGAATCTTCAAATCCTATAAGACCATAAGAGGTCCTGTATAGTGATAATAACACACTATCTATTCTAGAGGTATTCCCTTTACTTGCTCCGAATTGCTGCCCTGCCTCAATCACTTGAGTCTTAAGTCGAGAGGTATAGGGGTAGCCTACTATAATATCAGTGGCTACTGCGGGGAGAGTAATCGCTCCCCCTGTTACGGTTAGGGTTGTAGCTTCTGTTCCATTATACAGAGCCGAAACGACTTCCCCTTCTAGGTGCCCAAGCCCTGAGACTGTCACACTAGAAGCTTGATTCACATATAAGAATGAGTCTAAATAAGAAGGTTTGTCCTGTACATCGGTGGAAGTATTATCGAGGAATGTATGGTTGAACTCCTCGCCGATAGTCTCAATATAGTACCTATCTGTCCCATTCACTGTACGCTGAACTAATACTACCAATTCGTCAAAGTTAGTATCCTGGTTCAGGACGCTAGACACGCTCAATATAGTAGGGGTTCCGCCAAGTTGATGACTATGGAAAGCTGTTACTTGGGAAGCACTATTAACAGTAAGCCCTATAAGAGTCCCTCTAGTATTAACGGACCATAGAGTATTGTTAGATTCCTGCCAGTAAATATTTCTAAATTTTGAACTGTTGATTGATTCTGTAGCTAGGATAGAGGACTCTGGCGCATACCTCATGTGGTCGGCTAAGATAGATAAATCTAAATTCCTGTATTGGAAATCGCCTGACCTAGAGTCTATTGACCTAATCCGCTTACCACTTGCTGATATATAGAAAACTTTCTCGTCCCCTAAGTACGGTTGAGCATCTCCAGCGTTTACGCCTGACTGTAGGTTCGACTGGAAAGTATCCCGTTCATACCCTGTAGCTTGTTGAGCATCGAAGCTGATCTTAAAATCACCTGTCCTAGTTCCTGCTCTCAAATCACCGTCATCGATTAACCATTGTATCTCGGTGAAGTAAGTACTTCGTATGCCCTTACGAAAAGGGTTAGAAGGGTCATGAGTACCGGAGTGATCGATACCACTAACATCACCAGCAGTATCCTGATTAAGTACCCTATGGAGAAAAAAGTTAGTAGTATCGGTACCAGAAACCCAAAGGAAATTAGGCTGAGCAAAGTTGTTCGCATAGTGAGTCCTTCCTTGGAAATGCCCTAGTGCTTTAGGGTACCCTCGGAAACCGCTCCATGCTCCTTCAAACCAGCGACTATCTTGGAGGAGATTAGTGAAACTAACTAGTATCACTCCTGTTGCGGAGGCTCCTCCTGCTACAATTGTTTGTACGTAAAACACACCTTCACTTGCTGCACCTTGCTCCAGTGTAAAGAAAGCCCCAACGTGACCTGCATCGAAGAACCCTGGTGTGGGTACACCACCACCATCTTCTGCAAACAAAGTAGCTGCGACTGGTGTGGTCTGTAATGTCCCTGCCGCCCCGCCACCTGTTACGGATGGTCTAAGGAACTGTGCAAAGTTTGTGTTCTGATCCCTAAGAGTCATAGCTCTAACAACATCAAAGGTCTGGTTCTGGTTACTAGTATCACCTAGTGAAGCATAGTAAGGAACTACGAAGAATACAGGACTAAAAGGTAGCCCTGATGTTTGTACTATTTTAAATGGAGGTATCGACCCACTAGTATGCACGACGATCATCTCGTCACCATTCTCATTATACCTGAACCCATCAGGGTCTAGTGTGCTTGCAAAGTTGGGGTAGAGTGCTGTGTAATTAGCGGCATCTGTAAAGAATACAGTCGCTTCATTCCCATCCTTATCGAAGATTCTAATAGGCTGACTAGTGAAAGCCGCTAGCCTGACATCTTCATCGTTAAGACTAAAGAATATAGTATAGTCTTGATCGAACCCTTTAAATGGTAGGGTAGTAGCAGGGAAGGTACTATATGTAGCATCTAAAGAGGACACGTTATTAATAAACTGTGATCCCATACGACGGAAAGCTCCGCCAGCTTTTGAAGGTATAAAGTTAAGCATCTCGTCTAGACCGTTAGCGTTCTGCTCTAAGTCTGTACGTGACCCTAGCTTCGGGGTGACTTCTCCAGAAGAAAATGAATTTATAGTTTGATTGAACCTACCCACTAGTGCCTCGCGTTTGTCCACTCATTAGCGGTCATAGGGTAAGGCGTACCCTCAGTGGAATCTCTGTTGCGTGCTAGAGATGATGTGTCTTT